TGTGCCCCGGTGATTGGTTAGCTGTACCTAATCATCAGGTTTCTTTGTGCAGCATACGCAACCAATCGTTGTAGGTTCCGAAGCCTTCCTATTGTCTGCTCGTCTGTGTTCCCTGTATGGTAGTGTCGACCCAGTTCGTGTGGTTCACGAACAAGGTGAATCCTTTTACCTTCTACATTAAGCACCTTCATTATCTTGCGCTGAATGGATGGTAGCTCGCATGCTTCCCACTCCCCATAGTACGGGTCATCTTCATTCATTAGGTCAAGCATACTCAGCAGGTCTAGTGCGTTCCCATTAGCAAAGTTGCACTCTCTTGGGAACTCGGACCACTCAGGGTCATCGCCTATAGTGTTTACTCTCGGTGAGTCTGGGCAATAGAATGTCATACTCATAAGCTACGACTCGCAATGAACAGTGCATCATCGTGAGTAACCTCAACCTCATCGCCCTCATCGTCTACAGCACTCCAGCTTTCGACGGTCCATATCCAACCATCTGCCCAGCACTCATGTAGAATCTCAACCGTGATGGTTACCTCTACATCTACACCATCTATGACCATCTGAATGGTCCCTTCTGCTTCTGATATCATGCTGCACCTCCAGCCGTGGCAGTATCGGTCATACCACGAAGTTCGTGGAAGTCGGGTCGCATACTCATTTCGACACCTCCGCATAGCGCATCATGGCTTCGTATACTGCGGCCTCTGCACGGCCTTCTTCGTCTGCTGCACACTTATCTATGCGCCCCTGAAGCAGGTACGCATACAACTCGCTTTCCTCATCGCGGAACAACCACGGCGACACCAGTGCACCCTCAACCTTGCCAATCGCTTGCGCGACCCGCATTTGGGCTGCGTCTATGGTGTGAAGGGGTCGTTTTGTGGGGTTGTAGAATCCTCCGCTGATGGCCCTGTCGAGGGCTTCCTTGTAGGGCTGGACACCCCGCTCACCAAAGACAAGACCGGAGCCGTAGTCGGGGCCATCATTACCGAACCGGGCAATCACGGTCCCACGTTCGTGAGTCCCGCACCAGTACAGATCGTGTACCGCACCTTCATGCTCGAACTGGCCGAGGGATTTACAAGCCTCGCAGTCATGCGTGTATTTTGGTGGGGTAATCACTTGGCACCTCCTTCTTCGGAAGTAACGAACTCATCAAAGCAAACAGGTACCCACCCTGTAGCCACCCTCTCAAGGTTATCCTCTATGTACGCCTTGTATCTCATAAGACTGAGGATGCCGTCACTATCCTCCAATGCAAATACGGATACACCTTCAACGGGAGTACACGTAAGTTGAATGTTGTCTCCCTCTTGGGAGGTAACGACACTCATGTTGGACGTGTACTTTCTAAACTCATCTAGAGAGAGGTGAATAGTTACTAATGATGGGTCGTATGCACCTACATGAACACCTATGACACCTTGTATGGATGATCCTGATAGGACTTCTATCGACTTGTTAACAGCGTCGATAACTAACTTCGTTGCAATAGCCACGTTGGCTCCTGTGTTTTGGTTAAGCCGGTTCTCTGCCGACCAGAACAACTTAACCGGTGGTCAACCTCTCGTCAACCACAGCCTCCCGGTGGCCCTTTTCGGGGACCAGATCAGGTGGCACCCTCCTCGCCCATGTCACCCGGATCGCGGACAAGGTTGCGTATCGTAAGCCCGGCTGCGGTTTCAAACTGCGTACCGCTATCCCATGCTCGCTCAATCATCTGTATGTACTGACCACGGAACAGGCGATCAATGTTGCCAACCATATCCCAGTCACAGATGTACCCACGATTCCACCACTGTGGACACAGGCGAGCAAGTAGCGAGGCCGACTGCTGGTATATACTTATTGCTGCGTCACGCGATACGAATGGTATACGCATCTCTATCAAGGCAGCTAACTCTATTAGTTGAGCAGCTTTGTTTGCGTCTAAGGCCAGCACTAAGGCAACCAATGTTGCATGCCTGATCGTCGCATGTCGTGGGAATAGCAAGTCACGCTCATCCCACCCGGAACATATACCCTTCGCATAAATACGGGCATTACGTTCGTGACCCAAGCCCGCAGCATCAAGCATACGCTCTTGAACAAGTGCCTTAACTATCTTGCGATAGCGTATGTGTGAGTCCTCAATGATTGCTATTTCATTCTTTGGGGACAGCCTATCAATCACAGCACGAGCACAAGCGTCCGCCCATGCCCTCATACCAGACTTGTCTAGCCCATCAGTGGTAGGCACAGGGTCTACAAGCAAAGCCCCCTTAAACCGCCACAGAGAGCCGTCACGACCTATAAAGATATGCCTGTACCCAACACTCAAGCCAACCACATGAGTAGTTATGCCTACCTGTATACGACCACCATTGAGTATGGGGTACCTGCTCTTACGAGTGTTTGTCCTCGCGGTCTTGGCTGTTGGTGTGTACCAACCAAGCTGAGCACCCAGGTTGTCTAAGTCTATACGTCCTGAGCGATACGACTTCACCGGCTCCACCTCAAGAGCCTTTCTTTTTATACGACTACGTGGGCCTTTACTACGCGCCTTAGTCATGCTGCTCGGCTACGTTCAACACAAGCACAAACTCATCATTAGTTAGGTTCAGAACCTTTGAGATTTTAGATATAGTCATGCGACTAGGCACACGCCTACCACCCTCATACAAGCACACGCTTGAGTTCGTAACCCCGACCCTATCCGCAAGCTCCTGTTGAGTTAACCCCTCCCTGGCGCGAAGAGTTTTCAGCATCACCCCGAAACCCCTGGTTCTTCCTTGCTTCTCACCGATTCTCTGGCTGGTCATCTTGACACCTCCTTGACAGCCGGTTAACTTGGTTTCTCCCGGCGGTCAAGAGCCGTTCGGTCCAAACTGCCCTGGAGGCGAACAACGTGAAACCTGACATGCTATCGCATTTGAATCCTGCCGAGACTGAACGTATGGTACTAGGTACTTTACTAGTCTCTAGTGGAGATCAATTAGTTCTTATAGATGATCTTCTTAAAGAACAGTTCTTCTCTAGTACAGAACATCAGAAATTATACTCTTGGATCTTAAATAGAGTATCTAAGAACAATCCTGCTGATCTAATCTCACTAGTAGAAACCTCTGGTTTACAAGGGTGTAAGAAGTACGGAGGTATAGAGTATGTAACGAGGCTGGGTGACAACACCATTACTGGTGACAACATGCTTCGCCAATACACCAAGCGTATTGCATCATGCCACAGACTTAGGCTTTTGCGTGGTGCAGCTAAGCAAATACTTTCCTCATTAGAGGACGTGGATGAGGAACCAGAGAACATCATACGTGCTGCCGAGTCTGATGTACTAAACGTATGCGGTGAGATTGACTCTATCCGTGGAATCCTCTCCTTACAGGAGGCGGCTTCTGAGCGTAAGAACGCATGGCATAAGATACTTGATGGTCAAGGTCTTGAGTACATTCCTACTGGATTTCCTACGTTTGACGATCACTATGTAGGTTGGCCACGAGGATACATGACTATCATTGGTGGTCGCCCTGAGATTGGTAAGACTATGTTCCTTGTGTCTGCTGTACTGCGTGCTGCTCAAACAGGTGTACCACAGGGGATACTCTCCATTGAAATGCCCAGATGGAAGCTCGTGGACCGCATGGCTTCCATTGTTGCTGGCGTGTCAGTAAGTAGTATCCATGAGAAGAATGGACCGAAGACAGATATGCTTATGGAGGCTGCTGATGAGCTTATGCAAGAGCCAATCTATGTAGATGACGCATCATCTACTGCGGACTCTGTTGAGAGTTCTATTCGTAGACTGGTTCGCAAGTATGGCTGTAAGGTTATCTGGGTTGATTACCTGCAACTCATACGTCCACCATCCAACCTACCGAAGAATCGTAATAGGTCATGGGAGGTGGATGAGATTAGTGAAACGCTAAGGCGTATAGCTAAGCAAGAGAATGTAGCTGTCATCGCTTTGCTGCAACTAAACCGTGGTGCTGAAGAGTCCGCCGTTGATGGGCGCATGGGTGTCCCACAACCCCAACACTTCCGAGGCTCAGACAAGCCTTTGCATGATGCGGCCTTGGCTTTTGGATTGTATAGGCAGTTTCAATACAAGAAGCCAAAGAAGTTGAATGGGGACAAATACGAGAACGTTGAGCTTGCTGATATGTTCCAGCCCTTTGAGTTGATTGCATTGAAAAGCCGCGACCATTCAAAGTTGAGCGTCAAGCTGTGGGCCAGGCTCACCCTTCAACGAGTGTACGACAACAACGATGAGGGATTCGTTGTCCCTGATTGGGGCGGTGATGTTGACAACAGGTAAACAACAGGATATATGGAATGGGCAAGAAGAGTAGGTCTAACCTAGATGTAATGGATTTTAGGCATAGGCTAAGATTGGTTGCTGAGTCAAGAGGGATAAGTATAAATCAGCTACACAGGGACGCTGGAGTTTTCCCTGCATACACAAGGGAGGTTATCCACAGGGGATATAATCCAACATTCAAACTGATACGGAGGCTCATAGAGCCTCAGAAGGTATCGTTATCCGCGTTTTGCGGTGACATAACAACACTATCTGCACACCTAAAGGTGGGAGAAAGCAAATGAAATGGGAACAAATGGTAAGAGAACTACGTCATCCGTTCGGTGATGAGGATGTATTCTGGAGGATTGATAGAGCGTTTGGTACATGGGCTAAGGTGCTCTGCTATGTAGATGCTCGGGCAGTCATGGATAGGCTTGATTCTGTAGTCGGCCCTGAGAACTGGCAGGACTCGTATGTTGAGACTGCTAATGGAAAGAACATATGCACCCTATCAATCCGTGTTGGTGATGGGTGGGTAAGCAAGTCAGATGGTGCCGGTGATACTAACTTTGAAGGTCACAAGGGAGGCATCTCAGATGCGTTTAAGAGGGCTGCTGTAAAGTGGGGCATAGCAAGACACCTGTATAATCTTGGAGAGACTAAGGTTCAGTTGTCTGAGCAGCGTCCTGATGTGCCAAGAGAGTACATTGTTGTGGCTTCTAAGCGTGGTCAGCAAACCAAGTATGGTGTTGCTCCATCAATCAGGCAAGTACAGTCAGAGTTGTTTCAAACGCATGACCCAAAGGAAGAGTGGCTATCTGGGATACGTTCCGTCTTGAAGGATAATAGTGTCAAGCGTGATGATATTGGATTCGTTCTTGAGGCTGGAACAGCCGAGTACACCAAGTCTGATGGCTTCACTAAGCCTGGGATGGTTGGTGTTGATCCGAGAGCATTGCCGGACAATGTTCTAGAAGTGTTGTCTAAGCGTCTACTGGAGTGGAGTAGCGGTGGCGCATTTGACAATCTAATGAGGGCGTACCACACGTTTAAGAGAAGCCTACAGAACGGTGAAGAGTAATGTCTTTCAAGCATAAGTTCCCGTCGTCAGTTGTTTGCATTGGGTATGTAGAGGGAGCCGTAAACCTTGGTCGTTCAAAGTCATCAGGGATTAAGGTGCGAGCAAAAATATACAATCAGAGTGAGTCAGATCGAAAGTACGATCTCCGCGTCCCACTGATTGCGTTTGGTAAACCAGCAACAATGCTCATTGAAGCTGGTAAAACAGGTGTGTTGGTAACGGTAATGGGTAGGTTGACTATGGTTAAAAACGATTCCAATACAAGTATTGAAGTGTTTGTTGAGGGCGTTCAATCTCTTGACGAGGATGGTTCAAATGGAATGGGTTAATGCTAAGCTGGCCGATGGAAGAGACATGTGGCTTCCTGATATTGCCAAGATGGTTCGTAATAGGCTTACCAATACAGGGGCACTAAAGAGTAGTGACCACTCAGCCAAGGCTCTTGGTGAGAGTATCCTTAGACAACTATCAGAGAAGCAGTCAGTGTCGGGTAGGCTGCGTCTATCAAGTAGTGGCGGTTGCATTAAGGCGATGGCGTACAACTACCATCACTATGAGGAGAATGGTAATCCCATTGATGCAGCCTCAAAGATAGCGTTTGTTATCGGAGATGTGACCGAGGCGTTCCTTGTCTCTACAATCGTAGAGGCATTTGAAGATGTGCGAAGAGATGAGCGACCACAAATCTCATGTGTAGGAGAACACCAAGAAGAGGTCATGGTTAATGTTCCGCTTGGTGATGGTAGGGTTGCTCGTATATCAGGGCACCCAGATGGTTCTATGCTTGTACCTGTTGGGTCTACTGAGAAGAGAACATGGAGCCAAGCGATACTGGAAGTGAAGTCCATGTCTGACTACGGCTTCAAGAAGTTTAGGTCAGATGGCCTTAGCCTTAATGACTCATACTACTATCAGGTCCAAGCATACATGGAGTCGAAGGGGTATCCCCTGGCTTACGTCATTGCATATGGAAAGGCAGCAACAGCAAAGGAAGCCGTGGTTGGTGATGATGGTCAGTGGTGGCCAGCGTTTCCAATCGTTGGGCAATGGATAGCGCGGGATAAAGAAACAATCAGTGATATAAAGCGGAAGTTCGCCAGTGTGATCAACTCGTCGTCACCGGATGAGTTTGAGAGACCACATGGTGCAGACAAGAAGGGGCGGCTTTCCTTTCCTTGCGACTATTGCAGGTATTGGAAGTCATGCTTTCCTAATGGTGAAGAGTTTGCTCAAGAGAGCAGATGGTTACAAAAAACAAACAAAATCAAAATTGGAATAAGAGGAAACGATAATGATTAATCAAGTAATACTCATCGGAACCGTGAAGTCAGAGCCTACAACCAGGGGTATAGCGGTCAGTTTCCGAATGACTACGTGGCGTATGCACCACGATGGTCGTCGATTTGACTCAACACACTCGGTTGAAGTGTTTGGCAAGTCCAAGGAGATGGCTTCAGCTTTGCAGGTTGGGCAGATGATTGCTGTTCAGGGGTCAATCAAGCACTCAAACTATGAGAAGAACGGACAGAAGAAGTGGTTTACAAGCGTCAGTGCATTGTCAGTGACACCCGTTGGTGAGGAAAGCGGTACACTTGGGCACTCGGGTCAGTCTCCATTCAATCAAGGAGAGTCACAACAAACGACTCCGGGCTCAGCCCCACCCGAGTATCCACCTAGTGGCAATGGTGGTGCAGGCAATCAACAGGTAGATGGCAGCGTTCAGATTAACAATCCTCCATACAAAGGGTTTAATGATCAATATGGATTCTAATGACGACACCGTTGGACCCTACCGGGTGGTTCCTCACACACCAAAGAGTGTGTCGAAGGCCATCCGGCAATGGGGTGATGACCAAAAAGCAATCGTGTCCGTTGATGTCTATGGGCACATGATGAGTGTACTTTTTAGTGATGGAGAATCAGGAATGTATTGGTATAGGTCGGACAGAGAGGGGTCTAGCTTTGGAGTAGAGAAGGATGTTTTACAATGATGTCTAAGAAGCTGAAGAGGCCGAACAGTGACCAGTATTTGACTATAGCTAGGGCGTTGCTTGTTAATAAAACAGATGCTCTCGGTGGTATACCGTCCGCTGTAGAGGTGCTTCGTAAAGAGTTCGGCATACAGGTAGCCACTAGTACATTCAAAAACTGGTGTCATGGGTTCCGCACACCAAACGGGGAGATTCATTACTCTCCATGTGGCCGTCACTTGAACCCAAGTACACGAGGGATAGTCAATAAGTGGCTTGGTATTGTGGACGATAGCTGGTGGTGGACTTCACTAAAGATCAAGCACCTAAAGAAACCAGATGTTGTTGACCCGTTTGATGTAATGGGGTTGACTCGACCGGAGGAAGTATGAGTTGTGTTGTTATTGGAATAGACCCAGGCAAAGATGGGGCAATGGTCGTACTTGATCACACCGGCAAGACTGTAATGTCGTACCTTACAAAGAGTGACTTCACTATAAAGATAGGTACAAAGAGGAGTAAGCGGGTCTACACCGAGTCACGTATGGCTCAAGCTATTGCATGGATAAACGAAAGGCATGAGATACGACTGGCTACAATAGAGAAGCAGGGAGCTAGGCCAGGCCAGGGTGTGTCTTCTATGTTTAGCTCTGGACTTGGGTATGGTTTATGGAGGGGTGTCCTTGCTGGACTAAACATAAAGATACTTGAGGTACATCCAAAGACTTGGACGAAAAGAATCCTTCGTGATGTTGCCGGTACAGGTAAAGGGCGCTCAGTGTACGTTGCCTCTCAGCGCGTACCAGACCTGAACCTTACCCCTGGTGCTCGGAGAAAACCCCATGACGGCCTATCTGACGCGGCTTGCATAGCCTTGTATGGCATGTCCACGCTGTCAATGAGTGAACCAGATGCCGGTATATGAGTACAAGTGTGGCCGATGTGGGCACTTGATTGAGTTGCTACAGAAGCATGGAGCACCTGCACCTAAGTGCTGCAAGTGTTCGTCGCCTGATGAGGTGATGGAGAAACAGGTTTCCATTGGCTCGTTCACACTCAATGGGAGTGGTTGGGCGAAAGATAACTATGGACTAAAGAAAGGTAAGAAATGAAAAAACAGGACAAAAGAAACGAAAGCATAGCGTTCGATCCACTCGGCTTTGTTGAGGTGTGGCAAACCTCAGAGACCCTTCAGGAGGTAGCCGATAAGCTGGGCATGCCGCTGAAGAAGGCATCAGTAAAAGCCTCACGTTTCCGAGGGAAAGGCGTTCCGCTAAAGAACTTCAGGACGGCCAGCGTCGATTGGGCTGCGGTTGCCAAGTACGCAGAATCACTCAAGGGAGGTGAGTGATGGCCAGGGACGTGGACGGATACACGGTGCGCTGCAAGGTAGACCTGCGCGAAGCCAAATGGCTCGGCGGCTTGCCCATCAGCTACACCGTGCACGTAAAGCAGGGCGGCAAGTGGATATATGTCGGCTCTGTATGGCGCGACAACGGATGGGCGGGCTGTGTCGAGAAGGTCCAGGACGGGCCATTTACGGGTCGGCTTTGGAGCATTACCGGGTACGGGTGCGAGGACACTATGCGCGATGTGCTCTGGCGGCTGATACCACAGGCCGAGCGGCATGGCCTTATCGTCAAGGGAGGTGAGTGATGAACCGCGTAGATATTATCCGTAAGCAACAATGGGATAAGACAACAGTGAACCACCTCATGGAGTTCTATATTGAAAGCCAGGCACTCGGTGAGCGGTTCGATGAGTTTCTGTTGGACACAGCGAGGAAAGAGAATGAATCCATTGACCAACTACGTCAGTGTATACGTGAGGCTCGCTCCCATGTTGTTCGGCAACAGTTTGCTGGTAAACATGAGCAGGACAGGGCCGATGCCGTCGCATGGCTAGAGCGATGGGGTGAGTGATGGAGCAGTCTTCGGGCAGCCCGCACTACCTGGCTGCGATTGAGGTTGTGGTAGCTGTTGCTGGGTTCTTAGATGGACTGGACACCACTACCAGTGCTGAACGTGTAGAGAGGCTGCGCCTGTTGCGTGAGTCTCACGAGGCGTATCGGGCCTGTATTGAAAGCAATGCTTCGTATGGACGGTAGCAAAGCGATAGAATAATAAATCTTGGGCACGGCAGGGGAATGTCGTACCCATCTAAACTCATACGCTGCGAAAGCAGCAGTCTAAGTTTGGGGTGATAGGCCCGCTGGTAGATTGGCTATTGGCGGGTCTTTTCTCTTTTCCGGGTGCCATCTGCGACCAGTCCAACGAGATACTGACCGTCTTATCTATATAGTTATGCTGCTGTGTATCTACTACTTGTCGTTCAGGATAGGGATAGTCCAATGAGTGTGGCCAATAGTGCTACCAATCGTTATATTGATATTGAAGTCTGTGTGATTCCTGTTCACACTGCCCTGACCTCTACCCTTCCTGTTTTGGGTAGGGGTCTTTGGGTTCCGCCAAAGACTACTTCATATGGCAGACAGAGTGCCCATAGATAACGATCTTATTCGTTACGGAAGCTGTGGCAGACACCGTGCTGTTGCCAGAAATAAGCATCCCACTCACGACGGATAAGAAGCTACCGGCTGCTATTGAAATATCAAGCACGTTATCTGGGGAGGTAGTCCCACCCCACTGTATGTTCAATACTACTGGCGAGGTATGGCTGTTGTACGCCAGGAGATAGACCTCATCAAACAGAGACCCCTCACATGACAAGCTGTGAGTGTGGACAAGCTCTCCCTGAACAGCACTGTTCGTTGAGGATATCTTTATACCTAGGCCATTCGGAGCATTACTTAAATGTGTAGTAATGGTACTCATTTTTAAGCATCCTTGTTTTCAATCATCTTAGCAATGTCTTTCTTGAGCTTGTCTTCTTCTTTGCTCTTGATGATCGCGTCTAGCTTCAATGTCTGATCTGTCAGTTGAGTAGCAATCGTATCAGTCATCTGGTCAATGCGCTTCTGAGCGAACCAATTGGTGGCGATTAAGTAAATGGCAAAGATGCCCATAGCACCATACTCCAGCAGGGCAGTGACTATACTGCTGGCACTATCGGCTACGACTTGCTCATCCATTAGAAATCCGGCTGGTCAACGAGGGTATAGGTAAAGCTATTGCCCCACTTTGTTTTACCACAGTACACGATACTCATAAACTCGTCGAAGTGTGCTTCTTCTGCGAACACCTGGCACCCAGCAGACCACTTGTTTACCTGTGTAGATTCTCTGCCCGCTTTGTGGATGTTGATTCCATACATCCCTTCTTGGGTAGTTGAAGGAGACATGTCCAGAGTCTCATCCCGGTTCTTGTCTCGGTATACTGTGACTGCCTTACGCTGAACGAGAGCGTCATACCCCCGGTGCTGGCCTACCTTATACGCGCCACGATACTGCCCAGGCTTTAGGATAGCGGTGCCGTTTACATTCATTGGGTGCGTCCGCCAATACGAACCAGGGTCCGTAGTCGCTGGCCAGGTACGCGTTACCCACCCAACCTCATCCATGTAGACAAGGCAGATGCGATCATCGAAGGTGTTAGCATCGCTGGATACCGTGCGGATACCGATGATATTCAGGTTGTACTCGCCCTTAGTGAATACTGTGTGACCAAGGGACGCAACATACTCAAGCAGGACAGGGAGCTTAGTCACAGTTGATGTTCATTGCTTGGCACATCCGAGCCTGGTTCTGCAAGATAATAGATATGTCGTCACGGACACCATCTTGGCTCATCTCAAGTTTATTGACTCGTAAGCCAAGGTTGTCCAAAGACATCCAGCCACCGCCAGCAAAGAAGATCATACCAACAACCCAGATAAATAGTTTTGTATCGAGCCATGCAGGCAAGCTATCTGTGCTCATCGGAATCCTCCAGAACTGTAATGATATGCAGTACCTAACCCTACTGTAACAACTCCGACAGTCACGAGGGTTTCGATTCTTCCTAACCACCGTTGAGTTCCTGGCCTCTCCAGAAAGGGCAGCGGCTTGTTTGCCTCCTCTAACTTAGCTTTATACCAATCCCGATCAGCCTCCAAGGCTGTGATGTCGATTGTGTATCTTTCCGAAACCGCTTTTCCCCAGGACTCAGTTGCGAGCAAATCCGAATAGTCGGACAATGGAACAGCGATAGCTGAGCACAGGGCTTTACTATCCTGGCCCAGAATAGTCGAAGGTATGAGCTTGCCCGCCTCAATCGGGTAGGTCATCGAGCACTGTCCAGGCACGTCGGCGATGGGGGGCAACCGTTCAGGCATATCCACAGCCCAAGCTAATCCCGATAATAGTAAGAAGGTCATTCTTTGGGGGACTGTTTACGGGCATTGCCCAGGGCCGCGAGTTGGGCTGCGGTGTTCGCTCCGCTCAATGCAGCGTCTACCCGAGCTATTTCTTCTTCGAAAGTCTGTTGGATATTATCGCGAGCAGCATCAGCCACAAGATTCTCAGGTGGCGCATCAGGCTTTTTGGCTTTCTTTTTCCCACACCCACCCCTCCCCATAAAGAACGCAAGGAAGACAGCGCCAATAGCGGCGATAACTTGTACGATGGTATCCATTTCGATCATGATGCCACCATTCTAAGAATCACATCATTGGCTGGGTCTGTGTTTGAGGCTCCGCCCGTCGATTCCGCGCCAGTCACAGCCCAAACAGAGAGCCCTTCAGAGTAGGGCGCTCCCATAGGCATGGCATAGTTGACCACCGAACCGGATGCCGCGTAAAACACCCAATCTGGATGCGTAGTCCCTGGTGAGGCTGATGCGCCGTCAACCACTTTCACATACACCGGTACCGAGTTTGCGGTATTGTCGATCTTGATGACAAAAATCTCTCCAGCCAACTCACCGGTTACGTCTGTGTCAACATTGGAGCTAATATCCACATCTGTAATCAGACTTCCGCTAAGGATTGAAAAGTCAGATGTCTTGGTAAGTTCTTCGGCCATTCGTATTACCCAAGAAGTAGAGTTACTTTTGTTTTAGATGGTGGGTCTATGGTGTCTAATGGGTTTGCGTTTTTAGTTGCCCACATATGAAGGTTGGTAAACGCAAAACCATCTGGCAACTCGTATACCTCCGTGGTGCCTGGACTCCCTCTAAAGATAAGGTGAGGGTTGGTGCTACCTATTGATGGCAAATACCCACTAAAAAACTTCACGTAGGCATTGCCCTTAACTCCGGTTTCAATGATTACGGAAAGCAGCGTACCAGAAACGTATGCCAAGTTGGAGTTCAAGCTTGCCTTTACATCGTCCTGTAAGACTACTCGATGTGAAACTCCAGTTCCGTGGAACCTGGTAGCCTTTAATGTCATTCGTGAAACCTACTTGTTGCGGAGAGCAGCCATAGCCTTTTCAGCAGAATCACCCGCAATATAAGCAAGGCCAAGATAAAGCCACTGTGTTGAATCGAGCATACCGAAAGCAAGCAGGGTCGTACCAAGAGCAAGAACCGCAAGCCTACGCCACGAGATTCGATGCTGAGAATCAAAGAATGTTTTAATTAATGCTTTCATGGGTTCTCCTATGTCCCGAGTATTTTGACAATAATGTCGTTGCTTGGGGCAGATTGAGCCGCAGCGTTTGCTCTTGTTTGTGTACCCCAAAAGGAGGTTCCGGTTCCAAAAGCATGGCCGGTAAAGCACATATATGACACCTTCTCTCCTGCTGGGGCATACAGCATAATGAGCGGTTGATCACTCGATGGTGTGGCCGATGTGCCATTCCGAAGTTTGATATAGTTCGTCTGGCCAGTGTTTGCTGTATTGTCAATCTCAACGGCATACACAGTAGACGCCCCAGAGAACAGGTTGGCTTCAGCGGTTAGGTTCGCCGCAGAGTCGGTAATAAGAGTAGTGCCAAGCGGGTTGGCAACTGTGCCTGTGGTAACAGCCATGATTCACCTCAAGAAGTAACAAGTTGGACCAACACATTACCACCAGAAGGTGCTGTTGAGTCGGTATTTACAGCGTTCTGGGTACTCCAGAGACTGAGTTTTGTAAACGTGATCCCATCAGGCATCACCCACCGAGCGTTCGCGCCATTAGCAACACCAAACATCATCTCAGGATGGGTGGTTCCGACAATAGGCGTATCCTCAGTTAGGGTGAACTTGACGTATACGGGTTGAGACGCGGCGTTTTCAATACTGATAGAGTAAATCTTTCCATTGTCTTGGGTCACATCAATCAAAGCAGTCGTGGAAGATGCGGTTTCAGCCACCATTTTATAGGTGAGCTTGTCGGTCTCGAATCGAGCAACAGAAAGTGCCATTATAATATCCTATAGGGGGAGAAAAACGTTTGGGGCTGCGGCATCGAGGTTTTTTGGGTCGAATACCTGAAAGATATTATTAAGAGCATACTGTGTCATGCTACCCGCTGAGCCTCAAGCCATTTAATGAGTACCTTCGCTTGCGTACCACTGGCGACCGCCTCATCCCAGTGTGCTTTTGAAATCGTCAAGGCAA